ACATTAAATGTTCTGTCAGCTACTTCGTTAATAATGTTAGCTGGTGTATTGTAAAATGGTACAATTAATTTAAGTCCTGGTAAGTTCATAACCTGACCAAGTTTAGCTTGCAATCCAGTTAGCTCACCCTGAAAGGTTTGTTTTAATGCTTCAGAGGTCATCAAGTCATTTACTTCTTCAGGTGTTTTTTCCATAACCCTGGCATATTCATCATCCATTTTAACCTTAGCATCGGCTCTAGACATTCCTGATCTAATAGCATTTTCATAGGTTTTTTGACTGTATCTAAAAGCTTCTCTGTATAAAACTCTTCTTCTAGTTATAACCTTAAAATAGGCATCTTCACTTGCTAAAAATCTACCAGGCAGTCTTGTTGCAACTCCCATAATATTTATACCCATTTTAGAAAAATCACCATTACCAGCATTGTCCATGATAGCTGTGATATCGTCAGTATCTCCTATAGCTTGCTTTACACGCAAATCTATCTTACTTCCAAAGTCACCCGTTTTACCAGTAATCATACTTTTTGCCATTAGAGTAAACGCATCCCTTTGAGCATTAATAAAACCATGAGCTTCGGCAGACATTTCTCCTAAATAAACTCGGTCACCAGCTTCACCTGATATATTAAATAATTTACCAGCCCTAGTTCTTACCTCACCGATAACACCAGCTAGACCTCTTTCAACTATTGTTTGTGCTTGGAAAGCTCCATTACCAAATATATTAACCATATGTGTAGGTGGGGCAGATAGTAGGGCATTGATATACATTTCCATAGCACCATCATAACTTTTAGCTAGGAACCCTTTTTCTGCGTATTTAGCTTTTTGTGTAGCTGAATCAAATGATAGGTAAACATTAAAATCATAGTCCATTTTATTAGGATCTAATTTAGTAACAAAGTTTGTTAAAAATTCTTTTTGCGTTGTGAGGTCCATGCCTTCTAATTTAGAAATGTTTCTTACGACAGCCATACCTCTAGCATATTCAGATACAGCACCTGATACCTGGGCAACTATATTAGATTGTACCGAAGCCAATAATGAAAAGTTTTTATGAAGGTTTTGTTTAGTTACTAGGTCAGTTGCTTCTCTTCCTTGTTTAGCAACTTTGTTAAGTTCGCTTCCTAAATTAATCATAGCTATAAGACCAACCAATACATCTTCAGGAGGTGGTACTTTACCTGGCTTTCTTGTTAGCAAACTTTTAACTGTATCTTCAAAGCCACTAGCTTGAGCTAATGCAATCATTTGTTCCATGCTTTTTGTATCTCTACGCATGTAGTTAATTAGTTCTTGGTTATTCTGTTTTATTCTAAAAAGTAATTTAGGTGTATCAAAATCAAGTTCTAACTTATCTGTAAGTGTAATTAAATTTAAACCAGGGCCTTTATAACCATCAGCACTTATTGCTTCATTCAAGGCTTTTACTTCTTTGTCATCTAAACCTTTAATAACAACATCGCCACTATCCATTTTAGTAATAGTGTCATCCGGTGCAGTACCACTAAATGATCTTTGTTCAGCCGGTGTTCCAAATTCTTTTAATGCTTTATTAAATTTACTAAGAAAGCTCATCAGTATTCTCCTCGTCATCAGCACCACCAGTATCTAATAAAGTCAAACCACCAACAGATAGGAGAGGGCTAGTACCAGTAAAAAATTCTTTAAACACTTGGTCTTTAGGTTTTTTTGTAAGTTGAGAAGTAACGTCTATTCTTTCTTCTAATAACTCAATTATTGTTTTAGGTTCGGATAGTAAGTTAGTTCTATCGCCAAAATTAAACCAGGTTAGGGCTTGTGCTTCTGCCGGTTTAATATTCAACCTTTCTCCAACCTTTTTATTTACCTCATGGAAAATGCCATATTCCGGTTTTGACTTTTGACCATTTACCATTTGTGTTTTGAAATTATCGTCAATATCTAGAGAATCAAGAGCAGATGGATTTTTCTTATATTCTGCTTGTTTTGTTTTCTTTATCCATTCTATAGGTAAACTACCTGGCTCTATATCATTCATTGTTAATAATATAGCTCTTATGTTATGAGTATCTACTGTTGAAGGCTCAAGATTTCCAGTAACATTCTCTGCGAAACTAAAAGGTTTTGGATTAGTATTTATATTAAGTTCGCCAATAGCAGATTGATCAATAAGTTTTTTATGAATGCCAGTTGGTCCAATCATCATTGGATAACCTTTTTCGTTAATGCCATCACCACCAGGACCCACAATTTTAGTCATAGGTATATTTGCAGTTTGCTTCGCACTAACTATAGAAGCATTCTGAAGGTTTTGTGTTGTATGTGTTCGAGGACTTGTGACTGCATAATTAGTAGCAAACATGGACAGCTTATCTAAAGCTTCATCTTTATCTATGCCAAGCTCTGTGGCTTTTTCTATTATAGGACCAGTATTGTAAAAAAATTGCTCTTTTGATCCTACTTTGTCTTTTAGCTTGTCAGCAATCGCATCAGCAATCGCATCGCTTTTATCTCTCACAGCTAATGCTCTGTTCTTTAATGGATAATTTTCTTGGGAAACTGGACTACCAATATCCACCTGATCAACGTATTGACTATTATAATTACGAGATAAAAAAGCTTCGCCTGATGGTTGAGTTCGGTCCTTTGCCTTCTTAGACATTTCCTCACTTCTAAGCTTCAGTACGTTTGCAAGGTTTTCTTTTACTCCTTGTCGGGTACTTGCTTCCAGCCCTGACGTATCAATGCTTCTGTCAATAGCTTCTCTTTTTGTGACGTACTCATTTGCTTTGTCAGCCGAGTAAATTCCACTTTGTTTGAGTTGGTCGATTCCTTCGATTGTGTCGGTGTATTCAAAGTTTCCAAGATCAAATATCCCTTCTTGATTTCCAGCTATAGCAGTATACAACGCATCGTCTTTTTTATCAATTAAATTAACTGCATCGAGATAATACATTCCATCTTCTTTGTTAAGCCATCCACCAGCTAATGCTTCCATTTCAGGATTAGCTTTTTGTAATTCTTCTACATTCCTAACTAAATCTCTTACCATTCTAGGGCTAAATTCTTTGCTGTTTATTTTTATTTCTAGTGATTTACTTGGTGCTACAGCTATGCCTTTTGTAGGTGAATCAAAGTTATTAAGACTTATTGTAAAGCCGTCAGGATTATCTTGTATAAATTTACTTAATTGATTAGCTTGTCTTCTTTGTCCTGAAAACTTTGATATAGCTGTATTGACTATTTTGTTAGCTTGACCAGCACCCATAGACGATAAAGATGTACCACCAGTATCTAGGTCTAATTCTCGCTGTGCTTTATCTCCAAGTTTTTCCAAACCCTTCTTAGCTATTTTAGGACCTTTAGCTACAACACCACCGATACCACCAAATTCACCAGCAGAATATCCGGACTTAGCATCTTCTTTAAATGTTGGGTCAATATCCAGGCTGTCTACAAAATTATCAAACATACCTTTATAGTATTCTGATCCCATATTAGCTTTCGAGAACTCACTAAAACCTTTAGTAAATGCATTTATCCTTTGACCATCTTCAGCAGATACAGCATCTTTAATGCCTACAAATAGCGATGCGATATCAGTAGGTAAACCTAATGTAGCACTTGTAGCACCGGCTCCCATACTGGCTATAGTTGAGCCAATACCTTTTATAGCATCACTAAAAGTGTCATACTTAGGATCTCTTTGACCATCATCTATTTCTATAGAAGACTTATCACCAAACTTATAAACAACGTCACCACCACCTTGTCTAATTGTGTTAGATTTTTCTACTTCATCAAATAAATTAATCTCATCCATTAGCTACGTTCCTGGTGCTTTTTAATTATGTTGTAGATGTTTTGTATTTCTCTTGTTTTTTTCAAAGTTGGGTTTCTATCTAAGAAAGAAATAACCTTACCAAAGTCTACTTCACCTATATTATCTAATTCTTCATACTTGCTTGATAACCTAACTTTTAATTTTGAAATTTGTTTTTTAGCTGTATTTAAACTTTGTTCAGCTAGCTTGGCAGTTATCTCAGTACTTACATCCGACACCATACTTTCCATTTCAGATACTAAATCTACTTCAACACCACCTCGTACAGCTTCTCTTCTTAGCTTTTCTAGCTTGCCTTTTATTCTCTGATAAATAGCTCTAGGTTTTGAGTAACCATCGTTCTTAATAATAGTTTCCATAGTCTTTGCTGTAAAACCAGGGAACTCTGTATTTAGTAAACCAGTTAAAGATATCAATGACGATTTAAGTTCTTTATCTTCATTTTCTACAATGGCTGTACCAAACTTAATTCTATCTTCTGTATTCAATAAAGATGTAGCATTCGATAGATCTGCGTAAGTTATTGTTCCAGCATCTTTCTTTTGGTTTAATCTAATTAATGTAGATGGATCTGATTCAGTCCTGGTTGATTTACCTTCTGCTAGTTTTTCTTGTAAGGCTTCAGCTTTATTAATGTCATATTTCTTAACTATGTTTATCTGCTCTTGAGCTTTGTCTTTATTACCAGTAGCTAGGAAATCGTGAAACTTAGTATTGGCATCAAATATAGCATTAACATTTTCTAATATTCTATTCTTGTTATCTGTCTCTATATCCTGGTTTTGCTTTACTGCTTCGTTTCTAAGAGCTTCTTTTAATTTAACTATGTTTTCCTTCTTCATAGTTTTAAGTACTCTCGCAATTTTCGGACTTATCTTCTTGTAATTGTTGGAGTTTATAGCCTTAACTAAAGCTAATTCTTTATCTGATTGTACAGCATTACTAATAATAAAATTATTTTTAGCCTGGAGAATATTATCTTCTACTGTTTTGAAGTTAGCCTTGAATGTTGTAGCTTTAGTTCCAACACCTGATAAATCTTTCATTATTTTATTTTTGGCTACTTGTTCATAGGCAACTAATTTAATACCTAGATTTTCATTATCTTTAACACCATTTATTACACTAGTAACTTCGTCACTTATTGAATTTAAATTGTGACTAACTATAGCTAGTTTTTTTGCTTTTATTTCTGCAAATGCGTTGTTAGCAAACTTTTGATTATATGTACTGTATTTACCTGATGATGCTGTATTAAGAGAAGCAAATACTCTTTGACCTAATATTGGTGACAATTTATTAGACAGCTTTGCAAATTCATTTGTTATTGAATCTAAATCATCTGCAACTTCTGCTGGGTCTGTATTGTTGATAGTTGCGTTATAAATAACAGAAGACATTTGCTTTTTAGCAGATAGTTCTAACTCGCTTTCAACAATAGATAATTGTGCCTTGCGTGATGCTTTTCCAAAGATAGTATCCTGATCACCTAAAAATTTACCTAGATCTTCTCCACCAGCAATAGATGCCCGTAATTGTTCTTCTGTAATAGGATTTTTAGCACCATACTCAGCACCCTCTATTTCTGCTTGTGTGCCAGCCTTTTTCATAAAATAGCTAGACATATCGTTTAAAGCACTAACAAGCATCTGTGACGTTCTTTGGGCTTGCTGTATACCAACACCGGAAGGACCTCGATAGCCACTTGTACCGATCTGTCTTTGTATGCCTAAATATCTAGAACGAGGAGCCATTATCTAATTCCTGAAGTACTCGGTGTAAAACCATAATTAGGTTGTGCTGGGGCAGATCCTAATGAATTATAACTCATCATCGCACTACCCATAGTTGATAACGCACCAATAGTAGCTTGTTTCTTAGCCATTCTACCGGCAAACCTTAAATCTTCAGCCTGAGCATTAGCAGTACTTATAGCTAAGAACTCATTATCTTTAGACGTAATAAAATCATTTAACCCAGGATTAAGGACCCCGAATGTTCCAACATCTTGAGGTGTTCCTATAGTAGGTTCCAATCCACCGGCATAAGCTATAGCTCCAACTGAAGCCAAAGCTTTGTTAGTGTTTTTTAAAACCTGGATACCTTGTTCTTTAGCCTTAACAGCTTCTACTCTACCTTCTAACTTTTTATGCTCGGCTTGTGCGTAATAAGCTTTTTTTGTGTCGCTACCAGCTTTCATTTGAGCCATAGCAGAAACTCCGGATAATACTAGTGATGCTACTGCAAAAGTCATATTATTGCCCCGTACTAAGTTTGTACTCTACAGCTAACACAGTAGCGAAGAGAGGTTGTGTCATAGTAAATGTTAATTGTGCTTCATCACTATAACCAAGAAGGGGAGCTAATCTTTTTCTCCCGGTGAATGTGGCTGGTGTAGAACCCAAAGTATAGGGCAATGAATGAAAGGGGAGTTCAAAACCATTGACTGCTAGGTTTTGGGTTCTATCTACTAAAGTTGTAGCTTCTAATATTCTACGTTTCCTACTAACAACAACACCGGAACTCAACTTAGGCTCTGCCGGCAATGTCTTAACTTCTACAGAATAGGGCAGTCCAACCTCTACAAATGTGCTAGGCACAGCATCTACAGTTATAGCACCCGATGAAACAGTTTTATCAGTTAAGACAAATCCATCTCTAACTACGTTTACAGACTTTGCTTCCAGGTGAGATAAGTTAGAACATGTTGTGTTTGTAGGTTTAGCTCTGTCAGGTAAACTAGCACCTGAAAAATATTGTATGTTGCTATCTGTCGTTCTTTGATCGTCAAACATCTCAATATAATATTTTGTAGAACCACCAACAGTTCTTTTAACAACAACGTAAATATCTGCTATATCAACTCCTACATCTAAGAAAGATCCATCTGTAATAAACTCTGCCGGAGCAACTACGTTTTGTGATCTTAAAATAGAGAATACAGCCATAGAGCCGTCATCATCATTAGGTATTAAAAGAAGGTCACCATCATCAGTACTAGTCGCAACTCTTAATGCCATAGATCTCGGTGTTCTTAATAAATGACTTGCCAATAAAGATATGTTGTTTGCCTGGTAGTTTAGATCAACATCACTAAACAAGTACTCTCTAATAGCTTTGCCTTCTCTTTGAATAAACAAAGTACCACCTTCAGCCATTACTGGTCTAACACCTTCTTTTGATCCTCTACGAGTAGCATTCTTAATAACTATGTTAGATGGTGTAATAGGATCTAGATCGGCTTGTGGAACGAAGAACTCAGCATCCTTAGTAAAGATCTGTAAATCTCTACCGGACCTCATTGCTGTGATAGCATTTACACTATCGGTATTCATTGTAACAAGGATAGCATCATCGTCTAAAGCTTCAGCACTTTTGAAATTAAAAAAGTCAGCAACCTTAGATCCAAATAATGTGTTAGGCATAGCCTTACTACCACCCATGTAAAGTCTACCTTCATGGAAAGTACAAGTACGAGGGAACCCCCTAGAGGTTGACCAGGCATCTTCATAACCAGTTTCTAGTTCCCATGCTCCACTAGCTATAGCTTGATCTGCTTTGAAAAATGGAAGCTCAGTAACTACCTTAACAACTGTAGATGATTCTCTTTCTATAATCCTAGCTCGACCAAAACCACTTAAAACATTTATGTATTGATCAACATGACCCGTAGTAAATACTCCAGCAGAAGCCGTTAAAGTTACAGTACCATCTATGGCATCAGGTGTAATTGTTGCAGAGGGATTACTAGTAGCTAAAGTGTAGGCAACTTTAGGATCTGTTAGAGCAATAGTAGCAAATGTCCAGGTTGTATTATTAGCACCTCTAACAATAGATTTAGGTGACATATCTTCATGGACTAAAATTAAAGTATCAGCACTTTGCGTGAAATACATTCTATCCAGGTCTATATCGCCTAAAGCACAAACTAAATAGTCAGCACCTGATCCATTAATATCTAGTAATTGAACACCATTCGCAAAGAAAAATACCCTGGTGTTAGTCGTATCATATTTAACAAACGCAAGCATGAAGGACTGTGTCGTACTAAATTCAAAAGGAACGAGCCTAATACCATCTAAAGTAGTAAATGATCCACCCAGGTGGGAGGTTATATCAGCCATAAACCTAAGACCTGGTCTTCTCTCGAAACCACCTTGAGGAAGGACAACTATGTTTTGTGCCTTACTTAATCCGGAAGCATATTGCTGTATATCAATTCTACCTACTAAAAGAGGATCTATTTCTCCAACAGTAAAATTAGATTGATATTGGGTAACTCTGCTCAAGATCTAACCTCGGTTAATAAATAATCAGCTATAACTGTTTTAGACTGACCAGCACCATCTATGTTAATAGCTTGCCTAAAATAACCACCACGCATATTTTCAGTAGGAGTTCCCAGGGCTACAGTCTTCCAGTAATCTGATTTTGTTATTTGATCGGTAATAGGTTCAGCTAAATGCCAAGCCATTTGATAAACTAATAGTTGCGTAAAGTAAGACGGCATATCTTGTTCTGATACTAATCTTTGATAATCAACGACAATAGTTGTTTGATTAGTTAACAGCTTGTCACCTTGTATTTCATATTCAGTAGTATTTGGAGCTGACGTAGACGTTGAGGTATAGACAACTCTTGGTACATTTAAAAACATATCTGAAGGTAATTGATACGCATAAGAATAAAAGTTAGTAGGTGTTGTCGCTAATCTAGCTAATGACGTTTTAGATAACGTAAAAGACCAA